AGGTAGCTTTCAGGTCCTCTGGAAGAATAGTGTCCGCAATGGTGCGGGGGCGGTATTTCTCCACCCACAGAAAGTCTTCTCTCATATTGTTCAATTATCAAAGCGTGAGTGGTTTGCATCTGCCATAATCCAATACTCTACATCACCCCCTTTAAAATAGGAAATGTTTTTTGATGAGAGCTGAACATCATAGTCACCAGGAAGGATCTTAATGTTCTCTGCTTTGAAAGAAAACTTAAAGGAATGATTACTCACACCTACCTCTATTTTAAATGTATCGCTTGTAGGGTCTGAAGGTTTACCAACACCAATACTGATGTTCTCTCCATCTCCTTCAACAATGATATGTGTTGCCTGCAATGCACCAAGAGCTCGCATCGTGGCCTGCAAATGCTCAGATGTAAGCTTGAATGATACTTCTGGTTCATTCACGTTAGGCGTTTTAGAGGGAGGAGCTACAATCAACTCAGGATCAGCAAAGGTATATGCTACCTTTTGCCGTCCCTGGCTAATCAACACACGCGTATCATCATACTCAATCTCTGGCTCATTGAACAGAGAGAGTACTCCAATAAAACGCGATAGATCAAAGATAGCAAACTGCTTAGGAAAATTCTCCGCAATAGTCGTACGTGCAAGAATATTTCGTTGTGGAGCAATAGTAATCTGTGTATTGCCCTCACGAAACAGCATCGATGGATTAATCATTGCAAAGTTTTTCAGAATCTGCATCGTGCGGTTTTCAAGTTTCATTTTTTACCTTTCTTCAACATACCAGCATCAGCTGTAGCCGGAGCTCCAATAGCAGCAAGATCAGCCAAGCTACCACCAAAGATATAACTACCAACGTGGTTCATACTCATCCAAGGACATAGCCACGTCTTCATACCAGCCTTAGCGACATGGTAACAGAAGTTGTAATCCTCAGATAGATATCGCTTACTTTGAGGATCAATGATACAATCAAAGTATGCATGGATCTCACGCGAACCATCAAATGCTTCTGTACGTACGTGATCTGGCTTGTATGAGAGATGAGGATATGCTTCGCGATACTTCTCGAACGTCTTACGACGAATCATCATGAAACCAGTTCCCATCTCCATCACCTCAACAGGCTGACCAATAGGGATCTCTTTTTGTCCACCTTTAGGGTTAAACACGTAGTCACCAACAAACTTCTCGAGCCTGTTAGGATCTTCATCAGCAAACCCTTTGTCAACGGCCATCTTAATCTTTTCCCATGAGATACATTTCTTGGGATATGGACCACCAATAACATCGTATGGGCTCTCGTCATCTTGCATAGCAAGCAATGCAATCACATCATTAGGATTAAATCCAATATCGCTATCAATGAACATAAGGTGAGTAGCATCGCTTCTCATGAACTCGTCTACACAATAATTACGAGCGCGAGTAATAAGGGACTCATTGAAAAGGTAGTACAGCTGTAGACTCACACCATAACGGGTGCAAATAGCCGACAAATCGGCAATAGAGCGCGCATACATCCCTGCGCAAGCTCCACCGTACATCGGTGTAGCAACAAATAGTTTACGAGTACGAAGTACTTCAATAGGGACTTTGATTTCAAACGTCATTGCGAATTCCTTTTAGCTAGTTCTTCTTTTGTTGTCCCGAACGGACGGCCGGGCTTACGTTTTGGCGGATTAAGTGCTTCGTCTAACACTTGTTGTGATCTTTCTTCGTTGCCTTCAAGCAAAGCTACCGTTGCTGCTAATGAGGCTTGATCAATTGCTGTTGGTTCTTGATACTTTTTGTCATGTGACTTTTTACGACCATAGTCACCATCATATGACGAAAGAGCTTCTGCATTAAATGATAGGTATTGGCCAATACGTGTACCTTTTTGAATACGCATAGGACCACAAGTAACATGCATCATACCAGCCATGACACCATCGTAACCTGTATCATACAAACCTGAAGTGAGAAACACACCATTGCGGTTTAGAGTTGAACGAGTAATAACCCAACCAGCCTCTCCCTCACCTACTGTAATCATATTGTCCATTACAACCTCGTAATGCCCCTCTGCAAGGTTATAGTATCCACTAGCATCTGGTTTAATCTCATACGATCCACGATGAGCTTTTTCTTTCTCATCAATCTTGAATGTAGATGATGATACTTTGAACACTTTTCCGAGACGAAGATCAACAGCGTTAGGCTGAACATCTTGTTCCTGCACATTTGTCAAAACGGACCTACTGTCTGGTCCCATAATATGTTTCATTATCACTCCTTAATGATATTCACTACTCTCTTTTCAAGATCTTGTAAAGAGCCATTATTATCAATGATGTAATCGACGAGGTAGTCATTAAAGCCACGTTCGGTTATGTGACCATCATAATGATAATCAGGTCGCGTTATCTTTATAATCTTCGCACCATATTCTTTAAGCATAATATATTCATTATCAAAACGCAAGTCTGTTACGACAAAAATATCAGAGACGTTACGTGCTTTGTTGATAGCATCGCTTACATACTTAGTAAACTGCGATGGGTCATATGATCGCATAAGCATACCTATTTCACGTACAACATGACGCCCTTCAACATGCTTCCATGTTGTTTCAAATCTGCCACCATTAATATCTATGTTTGAACGCTTCAAACGATCATATTCCTCATTGTTATGATCGTTAAGTAGAAAGATGTGTTGTGCTACTTTCTTAATGGGATCAGCAAAGGCAACACGAGTTACATTCTGAAATCTGTTACATATAATATCTGCAACAGTATCTTTACCCGAGCCCTTAGGTCCTGTCAGTGCAATGACTTTCAACTTAAACTACCTCGCATAATCATCTCGTTAATATATTCAATGTTTTTCAACACAACAGAGGGATTATGCTCACCAAAATACTCAAAGTCAACTTCTTTTTCAAACTTCCCGTTCATAAGCCCGGTAGGTGAATTGTCAAAGCTAATGTTGTTGATGCCGGCCCATACAGCAGCACTCGAGTCCCATGAGTAAATAAAATAATCATACTCTCGCAATAAATCAATCTCCTTTGGTCCATCAACCATACCTAAGCAGTGAAAACGTTTAACTGCTTTCTCAGTGAGCATTCCACGCTTCTCCAATTGACGGAACACTTCGAATCTCGATAGATAACGCTGCATCTTGTAAGCATCACTACGTTTACCACCTTCAAACGTTGTTTCATCAACCCCACATGCAATAGGACAAGAGAGAATAGAAAGTCCAATGATATCGATGAGGTCATTGTTAAGACCCCAATCGATAGCCATTAGAAGATCGTCCATATCACCCAACCGACTTTGTGGAACAAAGAAAGTGTCAAACCCTTCGCTCTTGAAGATAGGTGCTAGAAGCTTTGCAGCATCAATGGTCATACTTGCTGGCTCCTTTGGGTAATCCGACATCACAATACAATCGGCCTTACACTGCTTACCCATCTCAACAAGACGATCAGAAGCATACATTGGACGTCCGAGCTTAAACATCTCAAATGCACTGTTGTCCATGATCTTATACTTACCATCGTCGAGGTTTGCATAAAAGTCTCGATACTCTGGATCCTCCTCAACAAGATGTGCAAGGATAAGATGAGCACCGTTATATTGAGTATAACGACTAAGTGTAGAAGTAGGGCTAATGTGACAAAACTTAATCGCGTTTGACATGAAGATCCTTCGGAAAATAAATGCGGCAACCGTTCTCTCCATCTTCTGAGACTTCGATAACATAATCACGGCCAGACCACTGACTAATAAGTTGACTATAGAGCTCACGTGCAATCATCTCACACGATTTGTAATCCAGCTTCAGAATACTCGAACTGTACCAACGCTCTAGAGTACGTTTAAGTTGAATAAACTCAACATCACGATCGTCATGAAAGACTTCCATCTCCACCCGGAAATGAAAAATATGACGATGGGGCTCAGCTAGAAAGCTAACATCTAGCCAATCCCCTGTCTTTAGTTTAGGGTCTGTAGCTGCAGCAGGGTATCGGTGGATACCCTCTTTCTGAAACGTCACCCAAATGAAAGATTTATTTTCCATTACTTGTTCCTTATAATAACGGCCTGTTTCTCCGGAGTCATAAAAAAATTTACTGCATCATCAAAAGTCTGTACAACAAAATCAACTGCATCTTTGGGACGAAGAAGTTTATTATTTGTACTCATACCATTCATGTAATCATCAACAATGATAATACCGCCTACTTTAATTAAATTCAACGCTAAAACTAAATCAATTAAAGTATCTTTTTGTGTGTGAGATCCATCCAAGTAAATAAAGTCAGCCTCGTTGCAATGGATGAACGCAAGGTCAATAAGTCCTTTTTGTGAAGAAGTTCTCATTACACTTATTTGATCGACACGTGGATGCTGTTGAATATTTTTTAGAAAGTTTGAAGCTACGCGCTCCATATCGAAATTAAGTTTGACACGAGCAACTTCTTCACCACCTTCCCACGAGTCTATACAATGCAATATAGATTGAGGATGCTTTAACAACTTATCTGCAAACCAAAGAGTCGATCTACCTTCGAAACACCCTACCTCAATAGATAACAAACGATCATTAGTATTGAGTCGTTCTTCAATAATACTAGACCAATGCTCGTGATGAATGGTGGACCAATTGGGATAGTTAAAAATCATTGTACGACGTCTCCTGTATTTCTTTTACTTTATAGAAAGCTGTACGTACTTTGTTGTACTCTTCTGTTGATAGATGAACAATCTCAGTGATACCGGAGAAGTCATTCCATTGGCGTTCATCACCGAGATAGTCTTCTAACCAAATGTTCTTGGGATACAAAGCCTTAAAGATTTCTTCGATTTGTTTACACCATGATAATTCACCACGAATACTACACACCGCTTTGATATCAAATTCGGCATACCGTGCATCATACAGTGTACTGAACCTTTCAAGCACATCATTCTTTGTTGTGTGCCCAAACTTATAGAACACGTTGTTGGTTTTTTTATCTGTAAACTTACAGAAGTATACCTTAGCCATTAAAAAGTTCCCAATGGTTAGAATTAAAACGAAACGACACTGTCACACGCACTTGCTGTGTTTCATTAACAACAGCATGCAAAACATCGTAGCGTAAAGCAACTGGCTTGTTAATTTTTATACGGTGCGTCTCAATCACATCATCATAACTATACTTCTTATAAGGTAGACCATTACTCAATTTTACAAGTTGAGGATTTGCTGTTGGTTTTTCCTCATAGAAGCACGTGTATGTGTCTTCGCAATTGAACACCGGCCAATTAATAGCTACCTTTTGATCAGGCGAAGGCATTACATCGGTGTGAGGATAGTTTGGTGCTACAGACGCTGGTAACACTCGTATCACAGCCATTGAATGAAGATCGTGTATGTTATGTCTTGCAAACAAATCTCGTAAAGACGGTATTGCATCATACACACGAGCGGCACCAACAGGGTTAAAGAACGTACCTTTTTCAATAAACCCTGTGGCTTTCACAAACCGTTTAAGATGAGAAGTATACTCATCAAACGGCTCGTCCCATGTTAAATAGCTGTATGGATTCACATCATTCGTGCTGTGTTTAGGAACTCGCGACGAATCTCCGACTTCTCTTCAGAGAAAGCACCACGTGTAGCCAACGTCATTGTCGAAGATCCTGTGTCTTGGATTCCACGTGACTTAACACAATAATGTACGCCGACGAGATATACAGCAACATCAGGCGATCCTGTAATAAAACTAATAGCTTCAGCAATCTGCTCTGTCAAACGTTCTTGCACTTGAGGACGCTTAGAGAAAAACTCAACAATGCGATTAAGCTTTGAAAGACCAAGAATGGTTTCACGGGGGATATAGGCAACAGTGGCTTTGCCATCAATAACAACGAAGTGATGCTCACAATTTGACTGAACATTAATGTTCCGTTCAAGAACAAAGCTGTTGTTCATCCCCATCTTGTTTTGAATGCGAGTACACTTGGGAAAATGATCATAATTCAATCCGTAAAAGATTTCCTTTACATACATCTTAGCTACACGCTTTGGTGTATCACAAAGTGAGTCATCATTCAGATCGAGACCAAGCGTTTGCATAATCTTAGCAAAATGATTTTCAATCAAATTAATCTTATGACTATCTGGAAGCTGAACGTCCTCATAATGCATAGGTGTTTCAAGACCTACCTTAATAAGGTGTTGACGAACTTCTTCCCCTAGTACCGGATCGGTTTTATCCATTTTTGCTCCTTAAAAACTCAATTGTATGTTAATTCTTTATGAACGTCAAGTATTTTTGTTTGTTCAACTAACTTTTCGATAGTGTCCGTGATACGAGATACGTCTTTATGACTAAACAAGTGATAGTAGTCGTTTTTTCGATAGTACATATCTTCGTACCACTCAATCTTCTTATCGTTTAGAGCACAATACGCGTATAGGGCATACCCGTTCTCAATAGTAAACGTTAGATATGTTTGGATCAAATCTAAGCTCATCTTTCCCTGTCTGTTTTTAATCCAAAAGTTACAGACTGAATACAACCACTCTTTTATGTTACGACGAGCAACAAACCAATCTGCTTGATGAAATAGCCAATGGCTGTTCGAACCATTAACAAGAATTACAAATTTATCAGCGATTGGGTTTGCACTTGCGTCAAAAAGCTCTTTCATTGAAAGGATGGGCTGACAAGGTAATTCATGGTATTTGTTTTTCCATGTTGGTCTAAACTGAAAAGGTTTAGTATTTCCTGGCACCACTTCATTGAGAAAAGGAACACCAAGCTCTTTTGCTTTATCGTAACCAAATACTGTACCACCTGACCGTGGTGTTGCACATACTATCATTTACTTTCCTTTGGTGGGAAGTCCGGAAAAGACCCCCAAGGTTGCCTTAGCTCCTCGGATACATCTTCCGGGCCTCCTTTATCAAGCCACATTTTTGTTATAACAATTATAGGACTATGATTTACAAGAACGTATCGTGTTTGATATTCTTGATAATCATATGTACCATCAGGTACCCATTTGAACATTTTAAATGACATTACGTCAAACCCATTTGCTTTCTAATGTTGGTGGCACTAATACTTGTGATAGAGTCATCAAACGTTTCTTGTTCAATCTTATAACCTACATCTCTACCATATGTAATGTTGACAATATTTGGAACAACTTGTATCTCATACTGCCCTTGATAGAGAGGATCTAAATCTCGGCGGATGAAGTTCTTTACCTGCTCTACAGCAAACGGATTACTATTATTCCATCCTTGGCAATCGCGAATCATAATACAGACTTGACCTGTCTTTGCAATAGCTCTTTCAAATAAAGCCCGGTGGCCTGCATGCCATGGTTGCCAACGTCCGAGCATTTGAACTGTTTCCTTTTGCCAATCAAAGCGAGGACGTCGTTGATTAGCGAGAATGTGATTACCTACAAACTCAGCCCACTTCTCGGCATTTTGTTCTGTAATACGGAAGTCGTATACATCAGGTGGAATAAACATTTGGTTAGTATCTTCATACCGTCCTGAGGCAATAGTATCCATCCAAATGACCCAATCCGCCTTAAAGTTGTTACGCATTTCAGGCAAAGGTGCTACAAAGTCGCAGATGACAAATTCACCAACCGCTGTCATAGCAAACTCTAGCATACGCAGGCTTTGTCGAATTCTACCTTCTTTGCTAAAGTCCCAATCATTAAATCGACGTCGAATTTCATCAGCATTGAACCAATTGACATAAACTCTATCGGTGTAAGGTCCAGGTACCCCCTCGTATGATAACATGCGATCCGGATTAATCTTAAGCAGATCTCCATTTGATTCAAGATATAGCTTAAGCTGTCTTGCAAAGTAAGTTTTGCCAGATCCTGGCAATCCCATGACTAAAATACGCTGAGGTATCTTCATATATTAAACTCCTTCGAATAAATCTTCATTCCATTCTCTATGTCCTTCACGATAGGCCATATTGCTTTGTGTCTCACGTACTTCAACTCGGAAGCACCACAAACGATCTGCTTCACCTTGACCCCAATAGTCAGGAATGTAAACACCGTTAACAAATTTGTAGAGCTGATCGGCAAGCCCTTCACATCCCAACCTTGGAAGGATAGTTAGCTTTGCTAGATTTCTACGCTCTAGCTCTTTATACATCTCAAGCTCAGGATCATCTTGTGCAACAAGAAGCGTGTGATCAAACTGGCTCTCAAGAATACCCTTAAGCTCTTTCAGACCACCATAATCAGCAACCCAGTTGCGAGCATCAAGAGTATCTGTGCCAAAGTAAAACTTCATGGAGAAACTATAACCATGAATCAGATTACAATGTGAATCTGCCTTCCATTGCCTATATGCACAAGGAAAGGCATCGTGATACTCTTTGGTTGATACGTATTTGTACTGACGAGCTGAGCGCCATGGATGTGTTGTTTCTTCTTTCATTTTATGTACCCATTGTGTTTCCCCAAATGTGGACATGCACACGTGAGGAGTAGTTGTAACCACGCTTAAATGCCTCGGTGGCAATATGCGCTTCTCCGATGTAATTAGCTTCGGTTCCTTTCTGAGCCTCTAGAGTGGCACCTGCACTCATTACCCAAACAGGATATGTCACGCCTACCTCACGAAACTTTGCTACAGTCTCCTCTAGCTCGTTCCATGATTCTACTGAACCATTCACCACAAACTTTAACTGCCCATGGGGTGAAAGGGTTTCATACGATCTTACAATCTCAGGAAAGATTGCGTCTTTTGTTAGTTCTCCTGATGTAGTATGCAACTTGGGTGATACAGAGAAAAACACTTCACCAGGATACTCACCAAAATAACTAGAGAACTCACTCGTCAACGGTTGTGTACCGTTTGTTTCCCATGTCATTGATAAAGGATAGTCACCTTCTGTTGCAAACTGATCAATAATATCAATTGCTGCAAGCTGCGCGTGTTTCATCAGCGGCTCGCCGCCAGTAAAACACATATGCTGCATCGTACCATCCAGTTTGTTAAACTTGCCTTCAGGATTAGAAGGATGGTACATTGATTGCCTGATGCGATCACATATTTCTTTTGCTGTATGCTTATGCTGTAGGTGTTTAAACTTTGCAGACCACGAGTACGACGAATCACATCCATACTTCCACACAGGTATATCCTCTAACCGCTTAATGCTGTCGATGTTGATCTCTTGATATGGCAGAATGTAAGTAGAAGGATCAGTTGGATCTTTCTGACCAAAGCCGTTGCATTGGAGATTACAAAGAAAGAACCTCAACCATGCAGTAGGCCGGCCCGTATAGTGTCCTTCACCTTGAATAGAGTGAAAGATTTCACTATAGGCAATTTTCTTATCAGTCATTCTTTTTCCTTAGTTCATCATTAACACTGAGGATTTTATGCCAGAACCCTCTATTATATGCAACAGTATCAAGACATTTCAAATCTTTAGGCAGGCAATGACCAGCAAAACCAAAGCCATGTTCCCCAGGAACTTGTAGGTGACCTGGCCCAACACGAACATCAGCAGCGACACCCTTTCGGACAACTTCATAGTCTGCTCCATATTGTTGACACGTTTCGTACATAATGTTTGCATATGTGACCTTGAGTGCTAGACCAGCGTTCTGATGAAGTTTAATCAATGCACTTTCTGCCAATGTACAAAAGTGCCACATCTCTTCATGACCATACCCATTGTCTACCAACCACTTACCAAATGGTACAGTCAACTTCATGTCACCACCCAAAACAAGAATCCACGGCTTGTCAAGATAATCATCATCACCCTGTTTCATAAATTCGGGGAAGTGAATAATTTTTAGATTTGAGAACTGACGTTCCCACGTTTGTAAAAACACAGGAGCAACAGTACATCGAATTGCAATTGTACCTTGGAACTTTGCTTCGTCAAGACGAATCAAACATTCAGTAATAGCAGAATGATCATATGGCCCATCAACCAATGACGACACACATATGATGGCTAAATCATATTTGGAAAAGTCGTCAATGACAATGCCCTTGTATGGATCGTGGAAATCTGCATTAGTTTTAAGAGTAAGATCGGTAGCCATACCAACCTTACCTTTTCCAAAGATAACTACTTTCATGATATATCCTTTTGATTACGTTTTGCTTCACGTTCAAGTTGTTTTTTTCTACGGAGTGCACGTTCGTAGTGCAGCTTGTTGGCTCGCTGAGTATAAATTATTCCATCAAGATAGTCAAGATGATGCATAAAATATCTAGCTGTCATTCCATCAAAGACTTCCGTTTTCACCTCAGCATTCGGTAAATAAAATCTAACTTTTATTTTTTTTGGTCTTTTAACTGGAACCACCAAATGTTTATGAGTCATACTCATTTCATCGAGCATTAATTCTTCTGTAGACCTATCAACAATTCGTGGATTAAAGCATACAATCCCTGGCGTTGTTCTCAATGCAAATACTCTGTATGGCATTCCGACTTGAGGAGCCGATAAACCCAAGTATTCTGTCGACATAAGTGTTTCGTACAGGTCTTTTGCAAGCTGAACAGGGTCTGTGGGAGGGTTAGCAAAATTAAATAAATCTTTTGCTGCGGTGCGGAGAAGATCGCTGTCAGGCTTAACTGGTTTTAGTATCATAATGTAATCATCCTACTAAAGTTTTTTTGTTTTTCAAATCGCAATACCCTTTCAAACTTATCCAGAAATGCATCTGTTTTGTGGGAGATAACAATCACATTACTGCCTTCTGTTAATGTTTGAAGAATCTTCAATAGCTCCTCATTACCTTGTGCATCGAGAGATCCATCAAATACCTCGTCAAGGATGAGCAAGTTTGTACTGGCACTGTTACGCAGTTTCGCTATAGCTCTCCATGTAAACAGTAATGCAAGATCTATTCGAGACTTCTCACCCTCACTAAACGACGCATAACTAAATTCATCTCGAAATCTTGACTTAATTGTTTCTTCAAAGTTTTCGTTCAACTCAAAGTTAACAAAGAAGTCCATTGCGGCCAAATACTTGTTAATCAGTTTGTTTATAATAGGAACATACTGTTTAATAATTTTTGTTTTTATACCAGCATCTTTTAAAAGAAGACTTGCAACGTCCAGTACAGCTTTTTGATTAACTAAATTTTCTTTTGTTTCTTTTAAGGTACTTAATTCACGTTTAAGGTCCTTTAAACGATCTTTATTTGCATCAAGGTCTTTTGAATCAACAATGTTATTTAATTCTTTGTCTATATCCTCAATAAACTTTTCCCATGCTGCTACTTGGATTTGATTTGTATTGACTTGCGTTTGCTTATTAGATATGACAAGTTGTATACCTGATATGACGGTAAGACGGGCAACATTACTAGCCACCTCTTCTGCGATCTTTTGTTTACCTTGTTGTATTTCAAACAGTTTCTTATCCGTCTCTGTAATGATCTTGGTCCGGTGTCCATCGGCAATGCCTTGGCGGCAAGTCGGACAATCAGCGTGAGCCTTGAAGAACTCTGTTTCTCTTTGCAGTTTTTCAAAGTTGCCGTCAATACGTTGAGATAGTGTAAGTATCTTTTCCTGCCTTTTCCGTAGCGTGTCGTAATCGCTAATACTATCGTACAGTTCGGCAATTTCGCGTAGTATTGTTGTGGTTTGGGAATTAACATCATTTACCTGTTTAACATAAAACTCTATCTGAGCCATCTTTTGTTTAATAAGATCGTCTTTGTTCTGCTCTAGAACAGAAAGATGATTTTTTTCAATCTCAATCTTATCTTCAGTATTTGTTGTTTTGTAGTCATTGTCAATGAGGTCGTTTTTATTTTTTGAAATCCTGTCTTTCAATAAAGTGTTCATGACTGTAAACACTTGGATGTCAAGGAGATCCTCAATTACATCACGGCGCGGCTGCGCAGCGAGCTGCATAAACGGAACAAACGATGCACTACCTAGAACAACAACCTGTGAGAATGTTTTGTGTGATATTTTTAAGATTTGCTTCTCAAGCACGTCCTGGTAATCAACGGAAGAAGCGTCTTGATTAATTAATGTACCATCAAGATGTATCTCAAACACCGAAGGTTTAATGCCTCGACGAATAAGGTAATTCCTATTACCTATACTGAACTCACACTCTACAACCAATTGCTTGTTGTTGATAGAGTTAAGCAGTTGCCCTTTGTTTACTTTTCGAAATGGCTTGCCATACAAGGCAAACGACAAAGCGTCAAGAATAGTAGATTTACCAGCACCATTCTCTCCTACAATTAGCGTTTGGCCATGTGTGTTGAGTGATACTTCTGTAAATACATTACCAGTGCTTAGAAGGTTCTTCCATTTCAAATTCTTAAATATAATCAAACCTTACTCCACGTCCAGAGCTTCCTCATAAAGTGTTAGCATCAACTTCTCAAGCTGATCTTTATCTACCACATTATCAAGTTGATTCACAAATTTTCTTAGGATTGTACGAGTGTCTTCTGCTTCGTTTACAATATCACTATCATCAATAGTATCCATATGAAAGTGATCATCGACAGCTTGTACACTATACACACCCGCCTTCTCTAGTTTTTCTACAAACATATCAAAGCAATAAGGATTGGTTTTATTGCGTACGATAAGTTTAACGAACGCTTCATTATACAGATCGAAATCAATATTTAGCACCTCACTTGGTACTTTATCCATATCATCATAATGAATTTTATGAAACATTCTGAACGGATTCTCAATAAAAGATGTTTCTCTTGTATCTGTGTCAAAGACATGAAAACCTTTTGGATCATCATAATCAGACCACGTCATCTCATATGGAGTGCCTGTGTAGTGAATATTTCCATACTTTGATTGATGATGGAAATGTCCTGAAAATACTTTCTCAAAGTTAGAAAACATATCTCGCGAAATGCCACCTTGATGTATGGCTCCTTTGTACATCTCAAATCCATCTATTTCAAAGTGTCCTACTACATGAGTTGCGTTAGTATTTTTTAAGCTATCTTTGATATGTTGATCATTCTCTTCACACCACCACGGTACAAGAAGAAATTTTATTTCTTCGAAATCAATTTCTACACATCGATTGATTGGTGTAATATTGTGATATCCCTCAAGAAGTAAATCCAATGAGTTCACGCTATTGGTGTTCTTAAAGTACGTATCGTGATTACCTACAAGCATCCATGTAACGTAATCACGATTTAATCTATCAAACAAATACTCTCTGCTTTGTTTAAGAGAATTAAAGTTTACATACTTACGACGATCAAAAACATCTCCCAATTGTAACACATGAAGAATATTATGTTGCTCGAGATACGGGAAAAACACTTCGTTGTAAAATTTAGCAAAGTGTTTATGAAACGCAGGACTATCGTTACGAGCACCTATATGGATATCACCTAATAACGCTATCTTCATTATCATCCTCTATGAATACTTCCACACCCTTACGACGTTTGGTTTTCTTTTTATCAATATTATCTTCAAACGCTTTGATAAACTCAGAAACGTTTTCAGCATCAAATTCAAATGTTGGGGTGAAGTCTTCACCATCGGCTTGCTCTACAATTTCATTAAACAGCATACTATTTTCTGCAGTCTTGTGCTTTATGTAGACTTGCTTTTTTTCTTTTTGAATTCTTCGAAGAAATGCATAATATATGATTTGTGTGAAATAAGCAAAAGGATTATCGGACTTACTAGGATCAAAATTATCAAAGTAGCTAATACAGTTTTCAATTCCATCGCTTATCATTTCCTCTCTATACGAATAATTAATAAAGTTGGGTTTTGTTGCCAATCGTTGCGCAATCAATAAAATACACTCACCAACGTAGTTAGGAATTTGAGGCTTTTGTCGTTGCTCTATTTCAGCAAGCTGAACGTCTGCTTTGTATTGTATAATGACTGTATAGAGTTTTTTGTTATCAACATAATGAGCATTCATATTAATTTACACTTGCTTTATCAATAGGCATTGTTTCAAGAATCTTTTTCATTTGTTCGTCTTTCTGAGATGAGGAAAGAGCTGTAATAAGTTCGTTATCTATTAGCTGTTCAGTACCACCAAAGTAATCATCAACGCTTTCATTATAATAATCAACAAAGGCTTTCCGAGCAGAGGCAATTGCCATAACATGACGAGTATCGATAACAATAGACGGCTCTGCTGTAAACATCATGTAACGCGAAAAAGATACGTGTGGAATTCCACCCATAAAATATCTGTAATGTATTTGCAAAGGTTTAAAAAGACGAATATGTGTTTTCAAATCTTCAACTATATCACCAATCAGTTCTGTACCGTCTGCTAGTTTTACTAAAAGAATAGGTCTCATTGATTACCTTTCAGATTGATGTTGAAAATTTTATAATTAAATTGTTCTTGGTTATACATTTGTACTCTTTCTGCAAAATGTCTAAGTGAAGTATTTTTGTATGACTTCCAAGATATGTCATCAGCAACATCATAAAGCTTAGCCACTTCTTTCTTATCGCTCACCCTCAACGCTCTACCAATTGATTGCAACACTCTAATACGCGACTTACTAGGACTTCCAAACACAACATTTTCTAAGCTGGGTATATTAATACCGGTAGAAAATGTTTTATATGAAGCTACAATAATTACATTGGTATTATTCTCTGCAAACTTACGAATTTCCTCCCTCTCTTCACCCTCTACCTTTCCGTAGACAATGAATACTGATCTGTTAGGGTTTGCTTCTTTTATTGCATTGTATAGTATTTTACCATGTTCTACAAAGTTAAACAACAGCAGGGTGTTGTTTTGCAGCGACGACACAAGATTAACAAGAAAACGATTCCTCGCTGTAGATTTTACTATGTAGCGTATTTCATCCTTATATTCTGGCTTAGTCTTAGAAAACATTTGCCGTACTGTGTCATCATAATTTAGCACTATAGATTTTATTTCTAACTGTGCAACGTTTTTCTTTTCCATCATTTCTGATGTTGTTGTCACTTGCCGCACTGGGCCAAACAACCCTTCTAGAACAAGCTTATTTGTGTTTGTTCCATCGAGTGTACCAGTAAAACCAAACCTGTACGGACACTCTTTCATTTTCTCCATTATGTCGACGAGACTTTTTGCTTTGAATTGATGAGCCTCGTCTCCAATCACAACGCCAAAATTTTTAAACCATTTCTCTGGTAGTTGATATATGCTTTGCCATGTTGTTATTGTTATGTGAGCCTTTAGGTTATCTTTTTCTTGTCCTTGGTATATTTTGTGAATAAACTCTTCCGGACAACCGTAGGATTTAAAATCCTCAGCCATTTGATGAACGAGACTGATATTTGGAACAACAAGAAGTACCTTTTTGCTTATAAAGTAAGCCGCAAGCATAAAGATAATTAAAGACTTACCTGATGCAGTTGGTGACAGAAGCAGTGCACGATTTCTTCTCACGCAGTGTATAAAGGCCTCATATTGATAATCTCGAACCATATGTGGAAGTTCAAGGCCATCAATAAACTGCCTTGCAGCTGCATCAGGAAACTCCTCTTCTGCAAAGTCGGTCAGGTTGTCAAACTCAACTTCGTAACCTCTCTCGTCTGCAAACTTTCTTAGTTCTGATAAAAGCCCCACATAAAGAGTGCCACGCATCAAATGGAACAAACGAATTTTACCATCCCACACCTTATTTTTAAATGCAGGAGAGAAGCGAGCACCCGGTACATTAAAAGTGAAATACTCACCTATCTCGTAAGATATCCCACTATCACATACAACCTTAAGGTGTACATCGTTTAATTTTTGTATACGGATTACGTCCGTCATCCACCTACCTTAAAACGTTCCCAATCAATTGCGTTCTTGATTAGGAATCCTCTGTTGTTGATAGTCTTTATCACGGACTCAAGAAAAGACATCTTTTGTTTTTGAACATCCAGTCTGGCCTGCAGTGTTTGAAGATCAGGATCCGCATCTGTGTATACAGCGAGATCTGCTTTTAGAATTTTAAGGCTGTTTGGTTCCCAACCTCTTTCTTGCATTGTCTCCTGATCAAGAATGCCCATATAATACTCATACTTGAGCTTGTATAGTGACTTATAATCCATTTCAAGCTTTTTATATAGTAAGCCTTCATCGACAAACATTTTATAATACTTGTGATGAAGTAAAGGTATCTTTACACTTTCTTCACCCAACTCTGTTTGATCCATCTTTGCATCTTTTTCCCACACACTCATAATATCATCAAGTTTCATCTTATGGTAGAGCCTTCATTTCAAATCTTCGATTAGCAAACGTTACAGTAGCCGTAATGTACTCCACATCGGCAGATGTACTATCAAAAGAAAGCTCGGAAAGGTCAACAGGGAAACAGTCAATGAAAGTTATTTCAATATTAGGATTCATTGCGCTTGTTGTAACCAGCAGCGTAATGTCGGAAAAGACACCCTCACCCGAATAAATGCTACGCCCAGCAATAGACTGGTATTGAGCGAAATTGTCAGGGAATCCAAGCTCCTTCATCCAATTGAACATCTCCATATAGTTCTTCATATCCTCATCAACCTTGAACGTGACTGAAAGGTTTCCAAAGGTCAACTTAGTGCCAGGAAATGGAATTTTTGAGAAGGGAGTGTCAACATCAGCTTCACCAAGTGAGACGCTTGGTAGGTTAACACTCTGTACAAAAAAATTAACGTGAGGAGATCTCTTTATCGCAAACTTAAAACCAAGAGGCGATAAGAAACTAATGTTTGATGGTTGGTTTGAAATAGCTGTCATATTAACTCCTTCAAACTATTTATCCAATAAAAAAGGGCCCACCGAAGTGGGCCCTTTGAAAGAAACTCTGCTTATTATTATTGTTTTATAGCAGGTTCTGAACAAGCGTACGACGATAGTACACGTTGCTATCTTTGATCATAGCACCAAGATTTGTACGTGTCAGGCCTTGTGCAAATGGGTTTGCAACCATGCCATAACGTGTCTTGAAGCCGATCTTTGGATGGAAGCTGTCTTGATCAACAGCACGAACCATCTGGAGAGGAACATATGGGCAG